GGTTGCAACTGAAATGCTTGGCGATGTGGGGTGGATTCAACAATTTGGCGCTTAATAGTTGCATTGGGGTTGCCTTGACCAGCATACCCTGCAACGCGCTTTAATTCTTCCTTAGTCAAAAAACGATTAAAGACATTATTAAAAATGCCTTTATTAGTATCGGATTGATTAACTTCAGGAAGAAGTTTAAATAAATCTGTTCTGCGCTTTGTATAATCTGAGGTGTCTGTCACGCGCTTAAATATTCCTTATATCTTTGTTATCCATTATTTATACGAAAGACCCACCTTCAAAAACCAGGATTTTTTAATATATACCGCTTTTTCCCGCAATCCCATATCCGCAAAATTTTATTATTGTCACAATTTTGTTTTTCACTCAAGGTTGGATCAAACTTTAGGAGCAATCTTTGCAAATTTTTTCGTCTAAAATTAAACTTATGCAATCTCTTATTTTTTACGATATAATAATAGTCTGGAGGGAGGATGTTATCCAACGTAAAGCCTGTTTTTTCATATAATATTCCCAAGCTCCATCTTTGATCGGCAAATGTTATGATTTGAGTCCATTTATTGTTTTTTTGAAAGTGCTTAAGTAACTTACTAAACCCACCAACTACATGTTTAGATGTTGCATACCTATTTAAAACATATGTTGCATCTGATTGTTGAATTAATGTCACACATGCGACCATTTCTCCCACATTATCAAATAACCCATATGAGATACTGCCGGGGCCAGCGCCTTGAATATGATATTTAGCAAAAAATTGATTTTTTTGTTTTGCTGTAACCTCACCAATACTAGTATTTCTTGCATACACCACATCCTGACAATTTAAATTCAATAAGTAGAGGATTTTTTGTTTTACCAAATCTTGTGTACCTTCCCACTCGTCTTCAAATATTGTTACTAGTTGAATTCCCGCTTGCTGGCATTCTAAAAATTTTGCATAATGATAATTCCTATCTTTTCCTTGTTGTTCACTGTGCCAATATAATCCACAATATTCAAACGCTAATTTAAGCGATGGAATGTAAATATCAAGTTCGTGCGAAATTACACTCCGAACATTGGGTACAACAGAGCCCGGATGAAGGTGTGATTCGATAAAACCACATAGTTCCTTTTCTCCGGTAGATCGATAAAAGTGGTGTACAGGGATATCGTGAATCTGCATGTATCGAGCGACCGTTGTATCCCAAACATTTAATTCGTGTGATATGTTCAATATTGACCGTTGTTGTATAATATGTTGATTATACAGCCAATCTTTATTGTTTAACTTTTCTAAACTTTCTTCTGAAATGTGTTGTTGGGTATGACAATTACGATTATACCTCTTTAAATTAGTTTGAGACGTTTTTTGTTTAAAATCTGGATGCTGTTGAATATAGTTAACACCATATCGATTGTAGTTTGTTTTTGCGATCTTTTGTTTATATTCTTGGAGTTGATTGGGATGGTCTACACCATACCGTTCCCTATTGGTCAGAATAGTTTTTAATTTTATTTGTTCGGACTGAGCGGGAGATGATGTTCCATATCTTAATAATGATGTTTGTTTTCGTTTCTCAACAATCCAAGGTAGCTCACTTACATTATTAACTTTATAATTTTTATATATGCCATTTTTGGATAGCTGTTGTTGTGCAGGGTCAAGGTTTTTACAAGTAGTGTTGCAATATTGTTTAAATCCTTGAGATAAAGATCTGTGCCAAGTTGTTTTTGATCCACATGTTTTACACTTAGGATGTTCAATCATATTGTTAATTATACAATAGTATCTAGCCTTGAGAGGTGCATCCACTGGTAAGAAGGAAGTATGTTCCAGTATGAGTCTATACATTGAAGGGTTTTGTTGCATTAGAAATTTAACACTAAACGCTAATTTTTTAGCATCTTGTAAGTGGTTTTTAACAAACTGTTGCAATAGATCTATATTCATAAATCTATTTATAGATGGAATTTGGTGAGACCTTTTAACCTTGTACCAAAATATATCCCAAATATAACATGTAGTTAAGAAAGGTTTTGACGCAATACCTGTGCATTATATGATTGAACTATCTCAATATCCGAAACTGAAATATGGGGCTGAAATATTTCATCTTCATTGGCAATTACTTGGAACAAATCGCCAAATTGATTGCGTGAGTATGTTGGAGTTAACACAACAGAGTCAATATCAGAGGGTAGGGCAGCATGGATAGCAGCAGCCAACTCGGTGAAATAAAAAGTTTCTCCAAATTCCCACTTATTAATATCAAAAAAGTTCTTAATAACACCAACGATCGTTGTTTTGATTTGATTATCGGTCAAAACTTTAGACTGAGATCGTATTACTTTAAAAATGGCACGAAGTTCAACTGGTGCTTTGCTTCCAAACAGAATTTTGAACTTTCCGGAATGCAATATTAGCGTATCAGAAATCATTTTATTATCCAACAGATATCCATAATCCGTCCTTAGATTTAGGGGTGTTGGATTATCAGGGGCTGATGGTAATATTCCATCAAGCCATTGACGAGTTTGCGTATAAAGGCCACGAGTAATAATGAATATATCAATAATATTTGAGGCAGCGGGATCAATTAGATGATATTGAGATGCAAAATGTAGCCATGCAAAATTTAAATTATCTCGACCATTAAACCGTCTCCATAGTCTATCTTCTTCAATAGGATAAAAGGCACGATCAGCAATAAAGAGTGAAATATTTTCATCTACTGTTGGTTGCGGAATCCATGGATCAATGGTGGACAACCGATTGAAATAAACATAGTCTTTAACTGTGATTGTTGCTGTTGTATTTGTCCCGAGGCTAGTAATATTAACTTGGTTTGATGGTGTATTTAATGTTCCATATTCTGTCCAGTAGATCGTACCACTATCAACATCACCAACAATGGTCACATCGCCTTCGCCAACTATAAAAGATATTGGTAATGATTTTATTCCAGTTGTCGTGACAGAAATAGATGGATTTAATATACCAACAAGGTCAATATTATCAGAAATGCCATCACCGTTGATATCTTCAGGCAATACACTCAATTGATTAATATTTGGTGTTCCAACATCAGGCTGACCTGGCTCAATAACTTCTTGTCCCAGCACTTCAAAATTTTTATTTGAAGAAAATAAATTGGAACGAGTGTTGTCCAGGTTGGCTTTCAAAAGAACAATTTTATCTCCTACAGATGCAAGAGAGTCATAATCTATAACTCTATTACTGTTGTTGGTGTTCCAAAACCTAGTAGTTTGACTCTCAGATATTATTCGACGGGTGATGTGATTAACTGTCCATGCATTTGGGTCTGTGTTACTTTTAACGATCCAGATTAAGGTCTGGGGCGTTACGGCACCAATGGCAGGTATCCAATTTTGATATGGAGGGATAGGGCCAGGATTATTATCATAATAAAGAGTCACCACCCCACCCGCAGTCACAGTTGATAATGCAATATTTAAATCTAACAATTCCGTAGCATTAAATATACGACGAATATCACCTGGAGGGACACCATCAGATATCATCCGAATGTAAATATCATTAGATGATAGAAGTGGTTGTATATAATTTAGAATTAATACGTTAGGATCTGAAACATTAGTTACAGATACAAATGTTGTGCTATCCTTATAATAAAGGAGCAAATCATCTCCAAATATTTTTACATTTTCATATGTCTCGCGAGGATCATGCCAAGTAATATACTTTGAATCACCAGCATATGTTCTGTTAACAGCCCGCAGTTTAAGAATAGATGGGTCTTGAAGCATGAACGTGTTATAGTCTTGTCCATTTACCATTCTATCCTGTGTGTAGTACACTGATGGTGCAACCCTGCGAATGTGTTCAATATCTTCTGATGGAGAGGCATTTTGAAGAGAGTTAATTAAAGAAAATGCTAATGTTAACGTCTGAATACTACCACTATCATCGAAATATATTACCGATGCTTGTTGATTTGAAATGCTGTTTTGGGGAATGACTAAATCTGTATTGGAGGATGTGCGTGCCCAAATATCAAAAGTGCCTGAGGGAATATCAGCAAACTCACCATCACCAAAGATTAAACGAATTTTATCATTATCGAGAGTTTCAATTTCGTACTTTGTGCGCTTAGCATTCGTATTGAATACAATATTTTGAGCATGTGCAAGATCGACCTCAACCCACTGTCCAGACTTTCCGGATAGCGAGGAACCATCATCAATAGTCTCACCAGTTAGTGGATCTATATTATTAACCCATACATCAGTTTCGTTCACATTGGTTATTTGCACATCATATGTTTGATTTGGAGTTACCCCATCAAAAGATGTTGTGAACTTTTGCAAGCGGCCTTGTTTTGTAAAAATAAAAAAGCCGGTTGTGTTGGATGAATCACCAAGACCATCAGATCCATAAAGAATAGTAAAAGCAGAATTTATCTCCGGACGTTTTTCATAAATTCCAACATTAGAATCAAGCGTAACAGGCGTAAGTTCCATAGGAAAAGACTGACCAGCAACAAACGCTGAATAATTTATAACACCATTTGTTGTAGGTTGATTGTTGAGAGCATATAGTTCAAACAGCACATCATCAATTTGAACACGTTCGCTAGGAGAGACAGTTCCAAATGGTTGTAATAGAGATCTATTGAGTACTAATAAAAATTGTTCTTTCCAATTAATATTATTTGAATCATTCCACGTAATTGTTTTATTTGCCAAATCGAATCCACTCGAATCGACTATATGTTCCGTTGTGCTTATAGAAGTTATTTTTACAAGACCACGGGCTGGTAAATTGCGGGCTGGATCATAAGATATTAATTTTGCAAGACGAAGAACTGATTCTTTGCGTTGAGCAGTAGAGAGAAAATTTTCCTGAGCATTCATATCCTGGCGATAAGCAATCAACTCCCCAAGATACGCAAACAATTCAAGAATAACGATAAATTCGCTCGATTCAATATAGTCATTAAAATCTTCAGGGAAATATAACTTAACATAATCAAGCATACTTTGTTTAATTGTGTTATAATCAAACGCTGAAAAATTAATATTTTGAAATGCAGAATAAGCAGAGGTCCACGCTTCAGCTTTATTGATAATTCTCGACATGTAAGGACTCCTTAATTGGGTAAACTACCATGACTTCCCAACAATAAATATAGTTACTAATATGTTTATCGATTTATATAGATCTATTTATTAAAGAACACAACTATGATAACATAAGGATTGGCCCATATGAGAAATAAACAATATACTGATATTTTGTGGATGCAAGAGCAAATTCTTGCAGGAAGGACTTTCTTAGAAATAGCTACACAACAGCAAATATCCACATCCACCTGCTCTCGATATTTTAAACAAGCAATAGAGGTACTCACTATTCAGCAACTGTTATTATTGTCAAAAGGGGTTCGAGACATAAAAACAATTATTTCACCAAAGACGTCCCTTTATAAAACAATCATTCAAAAAACTTCTTTTTTGCCAAGAACAGCAAATATACGTGAACGCTTGTGGTATATTGAAACTAATAGTACAACTCCCCCCAAATGTAAAATGTGTAATTCTCCAGTTGCGTGGGATAAAAATACACAAGCGTTTAGAACTTATTGTAGTGGGAGATGTCAGGGAGAGGATCCAACGATTATTATTAAACGAGAATCCACAACTTTTAAAAAACGAGGTGTTAAGTACTGGAATCAACACCACATTCCAGCCAAATCATTATCTTTATTACAAAACAAACATTGGTTAATTAATCAACACATTAAACAAAAAAAATCTCTCATACAGATTGGAAGTGAATTGGCTGTTCATCCCCTATTACCAGCACAATATCTTAATAGGTATGGTGTTGCCGGTCAGCAAAACTCTTATGCATCTCAATCTATAGAAGCATTTATACGAGAACATTATCATGGAGAAATAATAATTAATAGCCGAAAAATAATTAACCCACTTGAATTAGATATATTTCTTCCAGAAAAAAACCTTGCTATAGAATATAATGGATTATATTGGCATTCCGAAATACGTGGAAAGCATAAAAATTATCATTTAAGCAAAACAAACATGTGCGTTAAAAAAAATATTCACCTTATTCATATATTTGAAAATGAATGGCTTTATAAACAAGACATAGTCAAGTCACGATTAAAAAATTTGCTAGGAATAGGAAAGAAAGTTTATGCGCGGAAATGTATTGTCAAAAACATTGATTCCAAGACAGCAAATATCTTTTTTGCTACTAACCATATTCAAGGAGTTGCTTCATCAAAAATTAACATTGGATTATTTTTTAATGATGAACTAATGTCGGTTATGTCGTTTACACCTTCAAGGTTTAATAAACATTATCAGTATGAACTTATTAGATTTGCAACACAATTAAATACCAATGTTGTTGGAGGAGCTAGCAAGATATTCCAATGGTTTATACGAGAATATACTCCAAAAAGTATAATATCATACAGTGACAAACGTTGGAATACTGGAACGGTTTATAAGAAATTAAATTTTAAATACTTGTCTACATCAGCACCTAATTATTGGTATTTTAAAAATAATGAATTAGTTTTATATTCACGTATGAAATTTCAAAAACATAAACTTTTTAAATTACTAAAGAGTTTTGATCCAAATATGTCTGAATGGAAAAATATGGTTAATAACGGATATAATCGAATTTGGGATTGTGGCAATGATGTTTGGGTGTGGAGCTCTTAGGCGCCGCCTTCAAATTCGATATTAAAATCGAACGATGACGTTACATTAAGTTCAATAAATTGTATCTTGCTATGAACAGTTATTTTATTTTCATCGTATGCGGGTTCAAGGGAAAATTCTAAAAGCGAAACTCTAGGGTCATATTGGAAAACATTTCTTAGCTCATCTTCAATAGTAAGCATCGTCTCACTATCAAGAGGTTCAAAGACTAAGTCGGGTATGGTTGTTCCAAAATTAGGCATCATCACCCGTTCACCTTTCCTGGTAAATATATGATTAAGTAAATCTAATTTAACCAACTCTACATCAGTTAATTTAAAAGATTTGTTTTTTTGGAATTCAAAGCTACTAAAACCAGTATAGAATGCCATGTGATGTTTCCTGTTGTAAAGTCTGTATATTATTTATGAGGAGGTTAAACATGAATAATTATGTTTGGATTTGGAAAGGATAATCCATGTTATCGTTGCCAATTTTTCCCCCGTGGAATCGGTTGTTCCCTTTCAATTCTGCCCACATTTGGATCATCATATGACAGTTCTGGCTCTAATGTAGAATCGTTTTTAGTCATACTACGAGCCCAGGGCTCGTGCATCGGAACTCTGTTTACGAATTTTGCTGGTTGTTCATTGGCAGAGAGTGCGGGGGTGGCTGCTGGGCCATTAAAATGAATTAACGTACCGGTTTGAATAATATTCCCACCATTTGCTAGTATGTTGGTATCTACTGCTGATGTTAGATTTAATACACTACCCGACTTAACATGAAACGCATTATCTGTTTCGAAAACTGTATTACCGGCTGAGTGTGATAAAATATCTACCCCAGCCTTCAAGTGTACATTTTTTGTGGATTGTATCCGTATATCGTCCTCCGAATACATATGAATGCCCTTCTTTGCATGCATTCTTATTGATTCATCCGAGATGAAGTTAATATCTTTCTTTGCATGAATGCTTAGCTTGTTTTCAGTAAAAACATCTATATTTCCTTCTTGATCAATTTCGATCCAATTCTTGCCCTTGGCAGTGCTTATATAGATGCGTTCGTTAGTGTCATCAAGAATGATCTGATGTCCCGCAGTTGTCCGGAATCGCATTCTACAATTTTCATCCCTATCATCCATCGATATTGAATGAAATCCTGGAGTAGTAATTGAATATACCAACGAATCATAATGGAGTCCTGTTATATCGGAACCTAGCCCAGGGGTAATATTGCTTTCACCATATCCTTGAGTTACATACTTACCGGCAATTTGTTTTCCTTTATCATCTGGTAAGTGACTAAATGTTGTATGTAGCACCCCTGCAACGACACTCGATACTGAATAATCGGCACCACGAGTTTTTCTTTCATAATTTGTTGGACCACTACCCGATCCATCAAACGCTTCTTTTAAATTATTAAATAGTGGCTGAATGGGTTCTTCGGTTGTGGATACTGGCCCAATTGGGCCGTCCGCTTCTGGCAATAAGCCACTTGATTCACCAAAATATCGGCCATGTGGTAATGTATGAGGAGTAAATTGTCCATATACACACCCCAGCCATACTCGTTGCATGGGGCTACCATCAATGCACATTATTAGCACTTGTGCACCAATTTTTGGGATTGCCCACATGCCGTATGCTACAGGACCATGTGTGGTATCTTCATTCGGTCCTCGTGTTCCCCTGGATACACTACCACCAAATGGAGTTGCGTACATTGCCCACGGAATATCACCAACCTCAGAATCAAATCTATCATTGAGTGTTGGGCAAACAACACGAATTCGCCCCATTTGTTGTGGGTCGTTTGTATCAACAACTGTGCCAATCGTTATTCCTTCAAACATTGCTTTGGGTTGAGTTGCTTGTGCAATTTGCCGCTGTCGTGTCATTTTTGCCATGATTAAGTCTTCCTACAATCCTTCTTATTTTTATCATCATTTTCTTTTTGTGTTTGTCTCTCTGCTGCTTTTGCTGAATCTTCTTGTGTCGAGTTGCTAGCAGAATCAAACGTACCATAAGTAGCCAATACATTACCAGCAGATGTTTTTTCAATTTTTTGTTTAGAGTTAGGTTTAAGTGGGCTAATGCTCTTTCCTGGAATTATTGGTCTCCCATCCAACTGAGCAATGCGTTCTTCTATCAAGAGGTTTGTATTAACCGGTTCTCCATCACGAATTGTTGTCTCCTCATTTTGAAGGCCTGTCATAAAAATAGAATTTGTTGATCCGGCAAAAATATTTTTACTAAGCGATTCTACACTTTCCATCTTACCTGTTGCTGAGTTGAGCGCCTCTGTTTGAGTATTACTTTGGATATTCAAAAGATTCCGAAGACTATTTCGTGCATATTCATTTGTATTAGGATAGTCTAAGTCGGGCCTAGAACTATTATAGTGTCTAAATACATATTCTGGAAATTCAAATCGCTTAGTACCATACAAGTCTGCTTCTTTTGTATCTGTTTTTCTAAGATAATCAACAAAACACATTGTCGAAGCCAAAGCAAATTTATCATCAAATAATGCCTCTATTAATTTTTCATCAGGAATTAAATCTACATCTGAGATGTTTGAATTTGTAAGGTTATTAAAATATGTAAGCAATTTAGGGGTCTTTTTCATTACTGACCG